GCTAACAAAGCAGCACTTGCGATTATGAACTGGTTGGAACAGAGGTAAATTATTATGGCAGTTGATCATTATCTTGGTAATCCTTTATTAAAAAAAGCAAACACAACCCAAGGATTTACCGAAGAACAAGTTATTGAGTTTGCTAAGTGTATAGACGATCCAGTTTATTTTGCGAAGAATTATATTAACATTGTTACTCTGGACTATGGATTACAGACATTTAATCCATATCCATTCCAGGAAAAAATGCTTGATCGATTCCACAATAATCGATTCAATATTTGTAAACTACCAAGACAGTCTGGCAAATCTACAATCGTTGTTTCATATCTTTTACATTATGCAATTTTTAACGATAATGTAAATATTGCAATTCTCGCTAACAAAGCATCTACAGCAAAAGATCTATTAGATAGATTACAGACAGCATATGAGAATCTTCCAAAATGGTTGCAACAGGGAGTTCTAACCTGGAACAAAGCATCTCTTGAACTGGAGAACTGGTTCTAAGATTATCGCAGCATCTACATCTGCTTCTGCTGTCCGAGGTGGTTCATATAACATCATCTTCTTGGATGAATTTGCGTTCGTTGCAAATCACATTGCAGATCAATTACTTTAGTTCAGTATATCCTACTATTTCATCTGGTAAAAACACAAAGGTTATAATTGTTTCTACCCCACACGGTATGAATCATTTTTATAAACTTTGGCATGATGCAGAGAGGGGTAAGAATGAATATATTCCAACAGAGGTTCATTGGAGTGACGTTCCAGGAAGAGATGAGGCATGGAAGAAACAAACCATTGCAAACACATCCGAACAGCAGTTTAAGGTTGAGTTTGAATGCGAATTCTTAGGATCGGTTGATACATTAATTAGTCTCAAGTAAACTCAGGAATTTAGTCTATGAGGCACCAGCAATTAGTAATCATGGGTTAGATGTTTTTGAAGATGCTAAGGAAGATCATAATTACGTTATAACAGTTGACGTTGCTAGAGGTGTTGGTAATGATTACTCAGCATTTACTGTAATTGATATAACTCAGTTTCCGCATACATTGGTTGCAAAGTATAGAGATAATGAAATTAAACCTATGCTTTTTCCAAGTGTTATTCTTGAAGTAGCTAAAAATTATAATGATGCTTATATCTTATGTGAGGTCAATGACGTTGGAGATCAGGTAGCTAGTATTCTTCAGTATGATTTGGAATACAATAATTTGTTGATGTGCTCTATGCGAGGAAGAGCAGGTCAAATTGTTGGACAAGGATTCTCTGGCAAAAAGACTCAACTTGGAGTTAAAATGTCAAAGACAGTTAAAAAAGTCGGTTGCCTTAATTTAAAAACTTTAGTTGAAGAAAGTAAACTACTCTTTAAAGACTATGACATTATCAGCGAACTAACTACTTTTATACAAAAGTCAAATTCTTTTGAAGCAGAAGATGGATGTAATGATGATCTGGCGATGTGTTTGGTAATTTATGCTTGGTTAGTTGTACAAGATTATTTTAAAGAACTAACCGATCAAGATGTCAGGAAAAAGTTATATGAAGAGAAGGAAAATGAGCTGATGCAGGATATGGCACCTTTTGGATTTATTGTAGATGGTTTGGATTCTAATAGTTTTGTTGATGGTGATGGTGACAGATGGTTTACTGATGAATATGGTGATATGTCTTATATGTGGGAGTATCGATAATGGAATTAGACAAGCAGATAAAGTTAAGTCATTTATTGCTTGTAGATAGAAGATGTAGAGTATGTGGAGAGAATAAGAATTTAATTGATGGATTTTACAGAACTCGTAAAAAAAGAGGCACAGTTGCGTCTTCATATTCTTATGAATGTAAAGATTGTACTGTAAAGAGGATTACTAAGTCTAGAAAAAATAATATTAAAGTTATGGAATGGGAATATCCAGACTGGTAATCTTTGTTCACCCACAATTTCCCCCACGTAATTACCCATTTTCCTAAATATTTTCAGATAAACTGAGACTTTACGGAGAAAAACATGGCGACTCCTCAATTATCTCCTGGTGTACTGACTAGAGAGGTTGATTTAACCGTAGGAAGAGCTGACAACGTATTAGACAACATTGGAGGTATTGCGGGACCTTTTGAACTTGGTCCAGTAAACGAACCAATTACTGTTGCTACGGAACAAGAGTTAATCAACATCTTTGGTAAGCCACAGACAGCAGATAACCAATACGAATATTGGATGAGTGCATCTTCTTACCTTTCTTATGGCGGTGTTTTAACAGTTGTTAGAACAGATGGTGCTAATCTTTCAAACGCTAACGTTGGAGTTGGCACAACTAGCGTAACTGGTGTAAAGATTAAAAATTTTGATGACTTTAATGCAAACTTCTCAAACACTGCAGCAAGTTTTTATTATGCCGCTAAGAACCCAGGCACATGGGCAAATGGTTTGAAGGTTTGCTACATTGATGACCTCGGAGACCAAGTTCTTGGTATTGCAACAACTTCTTTGTCTAGTATTGGTGCTCAAGTTGGATATGCAGTAACAGTAGATATTAGTGGTCAAGTTATTCCTGGTACAGGAACAACTGCAGTCTTCCAAGGTTATTTAAAGGGAGTTATTACTCAAGCGATTGATTCTCCAGAAACTGGTGTTGGCGCTTTAGTTGTCAAAATTCATTCTAGGGTTTCTACTGGTGGTTCAGAACCAGGTAGACATTTTAGAACATCTTATACACAAAATAGTTCGTTTGCATCCTTCTTAAAAGATCAAAGAATTAACTATTATTGATAATAATGGCGATGTTGCTTCCCCAACAGATTCCATTTCAGCAGTGGGAGTTACATCATCTACAGCAATAAATGGTCAACAAGGACAATCATATGCTGGAGTTGGTGGAACAACTGCAGGAACTGGTTCTGGAGCAACATTTACTATTACCAGAAATAATACTGATGGCAACGTTTCTAACTGCCAATATTGTAAATGCTGGTTTAGGTTATACAGTTGGTGACACAGTATCAATTGCTGGAACTGCTGTTGGTGGTTACAATTTATCTCAAGGTGTTATTAACAACATTGGACTTACAACTGCTCCTGTAGTTGCACCAGCATCTAATGGAGTATACCTTGCTGTTGCTGGAGTAAGCACAGTTGGTTCTGGGGTATCCTTCAATGTTTACAGAAATGCTTCTGGTGGAATTGGAACTGTTACAATGGTCAATCCTGGATTGGGATATGGATCAAATACAGTGGTTACTATTCCTGGAGCATCAATTGGTGGAGTTACTCCTGGAGATAATGCAACATTAGCAGTATCTTCTTTAAGAGATGATAAGGTTATTCTCACAGTAACAAATAGCAATTCAAGAGTTGTTATTGCTGGTGTTGATGATTGGTACGATTCTCAAACTTTGGGACTCGACAATTCAACAATTTACTGGAGAACAGTTGCACCAAAACCAGGAACATCAAACTACGTTGCTGAAAGAGGTGGAGAGAACGATGAAATACACGTCGTCGTTGTTGATGATGATGGTGCGTTAACTGGAGTAAAGGGAAATATTCTTGAGAAGCATCTCTTTATGTCCAAAGCAAAAGATACAGTATCTGAAGTTAATTCTCCACAAAAAATGTGGTATAAGAATTATCTGGCAAATTACTCAAATTATCTGTATGCTGGTGCCAACCAGTCAACTCAAAATGATACAACTTGGAATACATATCCAACAGCTACTGTATTTAACTTAGCAGCAACTGCATCGATTTATAACCTATCAGACCCAGCAACTACATTTAGTGTTCCATCACTAGCGACTACAGTTTGGGATAGAAATGCTAAAGATGCAGTATTCTCATCTGTTGGTAGGGTTGTTTATGATTTAGGAAAAGGTAAAAATTACACAACTCAAGGTAATTTAAAATCTACCTTAGGAGATATTATTGAGTCCTATGAATTATTCAACAATAAAGAGGATGTTGCCGTAGATTACTTAATGATGGGTCCTGGATTGGATTCTCTTAGTGATTCTCAAGCAAAAGCAAATAAGTTAATTTCTATTGCTGATGGTAGAAAGGATTGTGTTGCAGTGCTATCTCCACATAGGGGGTCGGTTGTTGATTTAACAAATCCAATTGTTCAGACAAATAATATTATTGAATTCTTTGGTCCTCTTCAATCTTCATCATATGCTGTTTTTGATAGTGGATATAAGTATACCTACGATAGATTTAATAACTTGTTCCGTTATATTCCTTGCAACCCAAGATGTTGCTGGATTAATGGCAAGAACAAACTTGATTGCCTATCCATGGTTTCTCACCTGCTGGTCAGCAAAGAGGTGTTCTGAAGAATGCTATTAAATTAGCATTCAATCCAAATAAAACTCAAAGAGATTCTTTATATTCAGCGAGAATCAATTCTATTGTAAATCAAAGTGGTGCAGGTATTTTACTCTTTGGGGATAAGACCGCATTATCTTATGCATCTGCTTTTGTATAGAATTAACGTTCGTAGGTTGTTCTTAACCGTTGAACAATCTCTTGAGAGAGCAGCTGAAGCACAACTCTTTGAATTTAATGATCAAATTACAAGATCAAAACTTTGTAAATATCGTTGAACCTTATCTGCGTGATATTCAAGCTAAGCGTGGAATCTATGACTTCCTTGTAATTTGCGATGAGACTAACAATACTCCAGACATTATTGATAATAATGAATTTAGAGCTGATATCTTCCTGAAACCAGCTAAATCAATCAACTACATCACTCTAACATTTGTTGCGACCAGAACTGGAGTCAGTTTTGAAGAAGTCGCTGGTAGAGTTTGACCTACTGGATTATTAAATAAAAAGGAGGAACCCTAACAATTGGCAAGAACAATTAGAACTATCACCGACTTCAAAGCAAGACTTCAAGGCGGTGCAGCAAGACCAAACTTATTTGAAGTTAGTATTCCACGTTTTCCAGCTTCCGTAACTGGTTTGGGATGATGAAACTTTTAACTTCCTATGCAAAGCAGCAGCTTTGCCAGCATCAAATGTTGACATCAATTGATGTACCATTTAGAGGAAGAATATTAAAAGTTGCTGGAGATCGTACATTTGATGTTTAGGACAGTTACTGTTATCAATGATGAAGACTTTAAACTGAGAACTTCATTTGAGCAGTGGATGAACCAAATTAGCAAGTTAAATAATGCTACTGGTGCAACAAGTCCATCATCTTATATGGTTGATGCATATGTTCATCAACTTGGTAGAGGTGAGGCAAGATTTTCTACAAGAAATACTTCCAATACAACAAATACTCCACTGAGATCATATAGACTTTATGATATATTCCCAACCAATGTGTCTCAAATTGATCTTTCATATGATACATCAGATACTATTGAGGAATATACTGTAGACTTCCAAGTTCAGTGGTGGCAAGCAGAAGGTAATGATCAAACTAGCACTGCTATTGTATAATAAATAGTAGAACAGTTTAAATTACTCACATATAATGGCAAAATTATTTGGATTCTCTATTGAGGATAGTAATAAAAAACCATCAGGGTTGGTCTCCCCCGTTCCTCAAAATAATGAGGACGGGGCTGACTATTATCTTACTAGTGGATTTTTTGGTTCCTATGTAGATATTGAAGGTGTTTATCGAAGTGAATATGATTTAATCAAACGTTATCGGGAGATGGCACTTCATCCTGAAGTAGATGGTGCAATTGAAGATATTGTTAATGAAGCAATTGTTAGTGATACTAACGATAGTCCTGTTCAAATTGACCTTGACAATTTAAATGCCAGTGACGGACTTAAAAAAAAAGGTAAGAGAAGAATTTAAACATATTTTAGAATTAATGGACTTTGATAAAAAGGCCCATGAAATCTATAGAAATTGGTATGTTGATGGTAGACTTTATTATCACAAACTTATTGATTTAAAAAATCCTCAAGACGGAATTCAGGAATTAAGATATATTGATGCCTTAAAAATGCGTCATGTTAGACAAGCATCTAAAGGCAATAAAAATGATGCAAGACTTGGACCAAATGGAGAAAAAGATCCGATGGATTCTGGATTTCCAGATATTCAAGAGTATTTTATTTACAATGCATCTGCAAATCAAATAGGAACAATCAATAACAGCTCAAATCAAGTTAATCAGGGAACCAAGTTCTCAAAAGATTCAATTACTTATTGCACCTCTGGTTTAGTAGATAGAAATAAAAATTTAACACTATCATATCTTCATAAAGCAATTAAGTCTCTTAATCAACTTCGGATGATTGAAGATTCCCTTGTAATTTATAGATTGTCTCGTGCTCCAGAACGTCGCATCTTTTATATTGACGTTGGTAATCTTCCAAAAATAAAAGCAGAACAATATCTTCGTGATGTTATGATGCGTTATCGCAATAAACTAGTGTATGATGCAAACACTGGTGAAATTCGTGACAGACAAAAAATATATGAGTATGCTTGAAGATTTCTGGCTCCCTCGTCGTGAAGGTGGTAGAGGAACTGAAATCTCTACACTCCCTGGTGGTCAGAATCTTGGAGAACTATCTGATATTAAATATTTCCAAGAAAAGTTATATCGCTCCTTAAACGTCCCATCGTCAAGAATTGGTGGACAAGAAGGATTTAACCTTGGAAGATCTTCAGAAATTTTAAGAGATGAACTTAAATTTACTAAGTTTGTTGGTAGGTTAAGAAAGAGATTCTCAAACATGTTTAATGATATGTTAAGAACTCAACTTCTTCTTAAAAATATCGTTACCCCAGAAGATTGGGAGTTGATGGAAGAACATATTCAATATGACTTTTTATATGATAATCATTTTGCAGAATTAAAAGATGCAGAATTGATGACAGAGAGATTGAATATTGCAGCAACCGCAGAACCATATATTGGTAAATATTACTCACAAGATTATGTAAGACGTAAGATTCTTCGTCAAACTGATGAAGAAATTATTGAACAAGATAAACTTATTAAGAAAGAAATTGCTGCTGGAATTATTCCAGATCCAAATGCTCCTATT